TTAGACAAGGAATCCGGGTCAGCCCCTAACCAGGTCATGGCCAATTGACAAACCTTGAGTTCAGAAACAAGGCCGCTTCCTGCTGATGTAATAATCCCTGCACTTGATGCCCAGTAGACAGCCATGGTTTATTCCTCGTTTTTCTTTTGACTCTGCTCTTGAATTTGAGCATTGATCTTGTCGATCAAAGGGGCGACCTCTTTGAAAGGCCTGTCCTGCAAAGCCCGATCAATAATTATAAGATCTTTTTCATCAAGTTCAAAGAGCATGATCAGATCCCCCCATATCAATATAACCACGACGGGTGTTGCCTGAATAAAATTCCAAATAGCCGGCAGTGTTGTTGAAGCACATTTTCATGGTTGCATTCGATGAAAAAGCAACAAACTGCCCGCTGCCGACTCGGAGAGCCGCCATTGTGAAATTCCCGGTCAATGAAACACCGTAAGTGCTCGCCCCTTCAACACTGATCGAAGCGGTGTTGTGACCATAGCCAGCAGCCATTCTGATCCCGTATTCCCCAGCGGTTCGGATCTGAATCGCCGTATTCATCTTGGTGGGATTTGTTCCAGCGATATCATCTTCGATGGCGATCCCATATCGATAATGACCATATTGATTGTTTGCTCCAACGGTGACGCACTTAATCCAAATAGCGGTCCCGACTTCAGCGCCTCTCCGACAAGTCCACGTGACAGAACCATCGGCCACGGTGTTTCCAACTGTGGTCGGCCAGGTCGGCTCCGTGGTTGCATGAGAATTTCCAGCGCCTGTGCATTCGTAATAATAACCGCTCCAACCAGCGGAGAGATTAGTTCCGACGGGAACTACCTGGCGATAAAGGCCATAGGCCGTATTGTTTGCCCAAGCATTGAATGTTGGAGTTCCTGTTGGAGTCACCCGGGGCTGAAAAATAAGCCCGAACCGAATTCCTAAACCTGAATTGACCGTGGGATCATCGCCACCTGAGATCGCGTTGGTGTCGATTTCTCCAGCAACGACGGCTGTGGCGTCAGCTCTGTTTTCATAGGTATTGTAATCAAGAGCGTTGATGTGAATTCCGAAGATATTGGTTTGACCATATTTCCGAACTGTGCTTGAGACCCCGGTGGTCCCCGTGGATCCCACATTTGAATATGTATCAAGCTCGGCCGATATGCACCACTCGGTCGGTGAACTGTTGTTGTCTGTGATATTGGAGTAAACCCTCAGTGCTTTGGGGTTGCTCAAATTGTTGCTGGCCGCAGAAACAATTCGCTGGAATTGAACTGTTGCAGCGGTCTCGGGATTGTTATTCGAATCGGATCTGACTAAAAGAAGACTTTCGTTCCCGTTGCCTGGTCGCTGATATAACCCAAGACCATTGGTGATGAACCATAAGTCCTGAGTCAAATTGTTTTGTTTTGAAGCAAAAACTCGGGTCACATTTCCTGGAGCATCGTTCGCGTATAAAACTCCGCCCTGCTCCATTAAAATAATCGAGCGGTTGCCAGGATTCAACCCCAACATATTTCCTGCATAATTCCCTCTGGGGACATTGATCACCTGGAGGTTATTATCAGGAGTGGCGTCTATGGCGTCTTGGAAAGCGGTCACCGCGTTATTTGCTCCGGTCACGTCCGCTCCGAAATCAACAACCGACAACGTCTCTCCGATCTTGGATGAGAACAATCGCCTGGCCGCGTTATTTCCTGAAGCTTGCACGAAGACGCCTTCCATCTCGGTCCGGATCCAGCGCTTATCTCCGGCATTGGAATCGGGTGCAACAACATGGACCCCGTCTTCAGCAGCTGCAGAGTCCTCATCCAGGATGAATACCGTCATTTTCTTGGTTGTTGGATCAACCATGAAAGCGGCGTCTCCATCTTTCAGGATGCTCCCATCAAGAGAATCCAAAGACTCTGCAGTCCCGCCAGTCAATCCCTGATAAGGGTAGAAGTAGTAATCAGTCATCTCTTTTCGCCATGTTCAAATTTTTGAAGTTCCATCCAGATTTGTTTTCTGGACCATTTCTCCGGGAAGTCCTTGAGATATTTCTTCAAGGCCTTCTTCAACTCGATGTTGCTTCGGACATCATCTCCGGCACACAGCACCGGGCGATTCGCCGAGATTTCAGCGATCAACTCCTCCGCTTTGGACTCTTGGGCAAAATGCTCATTGGGCAAATAACCTTCTCGGATCCAATTGTCCGGGAAAGCTTCTCCCACCTTGAATCGTTTGTTGTAAAGGAAACATTCCCGAACTGCAATCATCTTCTCAGCCATCGTCGGCTCCTTTCTGATAGGATTTGTTAGGAGGGGAAAGGCCGAACCTCCCCCCTCCGTTTATTCAACCCAGGGTGATCGTGACCGTGTCGTTGTTGGCCGCCTGAGTCTCATCCTTGTTGATGTACAGCAAACAATGCCAGTTGTTGTTGGCTTCACTGCCTTCGTAAAGCGTGTACAGCTCAGGACGAATCTTGAGCCTTTCTCCTTTTTTGTGACCGTCTCTCTTGGTCAAAGTCACGGCGTAGTTTGTCATTGCCCCCTCCTTACTTGCTCGGGCTTTCCGCACCCTTGCCAGTGGTCAGCCTCACGTTCAAATTGGCTGCAGAGACGTTTCCGGAATTCACGCATACGGCACCCAGGTACTTGTTTCGCTGAGTGCCAGCGGGCAAGATCACCGCATAGCGATTGCCCACGGCAGCGCCGTTGTTGATGGAGATTGCCGCTAGCACCGTGCCAGTGGCATTCAGGTTGTTGGTGGCCGCCGTCTTCAGTTGCACGGTCAGATTCCCTCCAGCCACGTTCTCCGTGCAGACCTCAGCCACGAAGGTCATTCCACCGATCTCTGCAGCGATGTTGTTGTTGTGAGTGATGGTGTGCCAACCCGATTTGTGGCTGTTGGCATCATTCATCTGGTTGACGGTGTTTCCAATGGTGGTGGTGTTGTTCCCTTTGTGATCCTGACCATCGGAGAACTCGTATTCAAGTTGAACAGCCATTGTTTTTCTCCTTTGCCATCCCTAATTACGCGACGGCCGTTTCAGTGTTGAGAATTTGATCCACCTTCCGAACCGGGAAACCCTTGAATCGCAAACCGAATCCCGGGGCCAACCCGTCTTCTTTGGAGTAGTAGACGTTGTTCTTGTCCTTGACCCGGATCTCCATCTGGGTGATTACATCCGTGTTGCAGTAGATCCGAGTGCCAGGCCCCGTGACCATCCGATTGATCAGGGTGATCAGGTTGTCCTCGTCGAAGGTGTTGGTGGATCCCGAAACCTCGATGTTGGCCAAACGAGCAATGGCTCGCGGATGCTTCACCACCAGGCCGCACTTCCATTTGAAAAGATCCGCGAATGCCCGGAACTTCCGACTGTTGGAATCCCAAGCATCGACTTCCCCCAAGTCTTGGTGATCAAGACCGGCGGCCGAATTCCGAGGATAGGCGCAGAACGCGGTCAGGGGACTCCAGGTCACGACATAAATGGATGTGGTGTCCCCGCCGCTGCCACCTTCGTTGATGACGTTGGTTGAAGCAGCCAGAGCGGCCATTCTTGGGGCCAGCCCGGTGAATTCCTCCGGAGCAGTGAGGCTGTTCCCGTAGAAAAGGGTTGCAACCATTTCCTGCCCCATGCCTTCGACGAAAGGCGCCGCCTCATCCATCCTGGCCTGCTTTGGATCCGAGAATGAGTTGATGATCTCAACGTCGTTCTCGGACCGAGACTCCAGCAGCCCGATGGTGTCGACCAGCTCGATGGTTCCGCTGGATTCGATGGCGACACCCTGATTGAATTTGCGCCAAGTCCCGGTGGGAAGAGAGCTTCTCCGAACGGTCTTGTTCGACCAAATGTCGTTCCCCTCCTTCCAAACGATGTCCGAGAGAATCATGTTCGTTTCGTTCAGGACCTCGGCGATAGTCGCCAGGTTCCCGTTGGGGTCGTGCCGTTTGACGACTTCGACCAATCCCAGTCTGTTATCAACTACATCAGCCATTTTCGTGTCTCCTTATTTGTCACCCATTGATTTGAATTTCAATCGAGGTCTACCGTCCGGGCCTTGAGGTCGTTTGGTCTCGTCCGAAGAATCCCCTTTCCGAAAGATGTCTTCTCCCATTTTTTTGGCGATCAGAAACAACCCCTTTAAAATTTGAGGATCATTCCCCACATCGGCCCGTTCAGCGAACTCCTTGCCGAAGATTGCATCGGCTGCTTTTTTGGCCATCGTGACATTGGTTTGAAAATCCCCCTTCCACTCTGCTTTCAGCGTCTTCTCGGCTTGCTGAAAGGCTTTGGCAGCTTCCTCTGAAAATTTTCCCAAACGAGCCAGGTCAAATTTAACCATGGCTTCATACTGCTTCTGGGTCATTCCAGCCTCTTTTGCCATCTCCTTCTGCAACTTCGAATCGGCTTCATCAACTGGGAAGTCCTGAGGAAATTCAAACTGATATGCTTCAGCAGTCTCAGGGACCGCGGGAAGCGCGGATTGGGATTCAAGATAACTTTTGGCCAACCCACCCAAGTTAAAGGTTTTCACCCCTTCTTTTTCTTCGAAAAAAGAAGTCAGCTTCTCGTTCGACACCAACTCCGGAGGGACCGTGACTGTAAGTGCAGCGCTCTGCTCAGTCTGATTAGTCATTGATGATTCTCCTTTCTTTCAAAATTTTCCAGGGATCATAAATAACAGCGACTTCTTCTTCGTCGTCACGATCTCGAAATCGCTTCCCGTGGATCTCTTCATTGTAGATCTCGAAATAAATCATTGGAAACTTTTCAGTCGAACGGACAAAGTCTCCAGGCATATATCTTTGTCCTTTCCAAAGACAGCCCTTTTTGCAGACGTATCCGATCATTTCAGTTCTTCCAATTCTCGCTGCCGAATAGATTCAGCCAAGTTTTTTCGTGCTTCCAGAATTTTAAAAGCTAACGCTGGATCCGCGATGATCACCCGATTGAACAACGTTCTTCCAACCTCGTATTTCCCTAATTCAGCTGGGGTGATTGCACGAACCCAAAAATTGCAAATATCCGAGATGATCCAATTTAAAACTTCAAAACCATCCTGATTTCCAAACACTCGCTTAATCAAAGCAAGGTTGTTTTCTTCTTCGATGAGTTCTTGGAGCTTGGCGTCCTTTTCTCGTTTAGAAATCATTCTGGCGCTCCCATCGATCGTTGAAGTTGTCCAAGTGCGGTTTCAGGATTGACCGAAGCTTTTCCCAGCTTCTGCATCGTGTCGGCATTCGTTTGATCTTCAATGATCTCTTGCTGCCTTGCCGCTTCCTCGGCTCGAGCTTTCCTGAGCTGATCAACTTCATCCTGCTCTCGGATGATATTCGATGGAACATTGAGCATATCGCCCATGTTTTCTAAATACGCATCCCAATCCGTTTTATCGATTGATTCAGGGTTGATCGCCGCAACTTCTCCGGCAGCAGCCCGATAAACATTCATCCCCTGAGACTGGATCAGCTTCTGAGCTTGAGCCAGGATGGAAATGTATGTGACCTTGTATTCTGTATCCTCAATCTCCTTGGGAGGCGGTGGAAGCTTTCCAGCTCTGGCACAAAGATTAAACACCCGCTCCATAATCGGATCCAGCTGCTCATATAACAAAGCCTCGATGGTGGGCCCGAGCATGATCATTTTCTCTTCCTGTTTGACAGCAACTTCAGTCGCCGTCATTCGCTTATCCTCTTGGGATATCATCAGAAAGAGTTCATAAAAGAACAACCTTCGGATCTTGTTCTCGGTTGAAGCAATTTTTTGTTCATACAGTTGGATTGCATTGCCATCAATCTGGACTAGAGGGACAAACGCCTTTCGAGCATCATCCCCATCTTTGAAATGGTTCTTCGCTCCTGGCGACAGGTCAATCATGCGATCCTTATAACCGGAGATAATTCCTAGAGGAGGATCCAGATATTTGTCCTCAGCCAGCATGGAGTTTTGTTCCATGCGTTGGATCGCCTTCGACAATCCCAGGGCCTCGATCCCCGGTCCCCAACCGTACGTCTCGTGACTTCGAGACATCCAGCGCGGAGTGACAAAGGGCATTTCGTGATATCCTGATTCCGATAACCTCAAGACCGGCTCGTTGACTTCAACGTAGACTGATCGGTATTTCATCTGCGAAGAGGAAATCCCTTCAGGATCATACTCATCATTGGGTTCAATCAAATGCAGGACATCCCGCCATTGATACGGGTTCTTCTCCAAAAGATTCTTAGAAACCGATGACAAGTGATCAACTCCGAACATATCCGCCATCTGTTGGACTTGGAGCCTGAACTTCCGATAAAGACTCTGGCACAAATTGAATTGGTTGATGGCGAATCGATAATCGCCGGCGGTCAAATAATTGAAGTTGACGACCCTGGAGGGATGGGAATCAATGAAAAAAGCGCCGGTCCCAAATGCCCCGACCTCTTCGTAAACATTGTGAATGAGGTTATAGAAATTGCTTTTCTTGAACACGGCATACAGGATCTTCTCGCATTCATCCAACCAATCACGAGCCACGCTGTATTTGTTCAGCCCCGGGTCTTCAAACTCGAGCTGAAACCACGGACGCGCTGGGGATGAAAGACCTCCGTGAAGTCCAGCTCCAAGCATGTGAAGCGCATCAGGAGCAACCGGGTTGATGATTTTATGGAAGGCGTCGGTCTTCTGGTTCGGGTTCGACTCTTGATCAATGAATCTACCACGGCCTGGCGCGACGAATGTGGCCACGCTTTTGTAAACACTCAGCCACGGAAGATATTGAGTTTCAAGATTCTTCCAATTCCGAAAAAACCTTGAGTTGTCTTCGCGTGCATCAACAGCGTACGCGAAGTCTTCCGATTCAGCGATCACATTTTCTGTTGGCATTTTTAATCACCCCAATGTTGGGCGCTGCACGTTAGCTTCATCAGGCAGACCCAAATAAGACCCCAATAAGGTCTTGGGGGTTTGGTTCCCGAATTTAGCCAGGAGAAGTTTCCTTCGTTTCTCAAGATCGCTCAAGGCTTTCTGCTGCGCCTCAGCTCGCTGAATGGCGTCTCGGTATTGCTGCTCAGCCTGCCTGGCATTCTTCTTCATGATCTTGTTGGCTTCTCTCTGGCTGATGTATCCTCCGGTCAACAAGTTGCCAACGCCTTTGGTGACATCCTCGTAAAGATCCTTGTCAAGAAATTGCATGAAGGTTTTTGTTCCAGGCCCGATCGACAAAATCTCCTTGATGCCCTTTCGAGGATTCGAAAACAAATCCCCAAGACCTCCACCGAGTTTCTTGAAGGCGCTTCCAATTCCACCAAATCCGCCCCATCCCATTTTTTCAAACCCTCAATTGTTCTAGTCTTTCGAATGGATCCCATTTCTTGGGTAAAGGGACCCGCCCTATCCGATTGATTCTGGCTTTCTCATTGATCGAGAAAGCAAAGGTTAGAGCTAAAGCATCACCGCAGTCCGGCGAAGCCAGGCCACGCTTTTTCATATCCTCTTTCTTTTCAATTTGGATTTGCTCTTTGGCTGAGAACCCATACTCCGGGTTGGTCAAATCATCTTTGAGCTGCTGATCGTCTGGGATGCAACCGTCCTTGATCCAGGATCTGACCGAACCCCAAATTTCAGCGCGCTTGTTGAACCATTGCTTTGTATTGACCGAAGCTCCTCCGACATAAACTTTGTAGACGATGTCCTCGTAACCTAACTGAATCAACCGATCAGCAACACCGAGCCCGAGCCCTGTTGCATCGACCAGGACTCCATCGGCTTTGTATTGGTTGATGGTCTGTACAATCAAGGAAGCAAAAGTCATCGTCCACTGCTTGTCTCCAGGCCGAGGCCGATGCTTCTGCATCTCCAGAGTGGCTAACCCTTGGCGAACGTAGATCACGCTTAGATCGTCACCGAAGTCCGCAACATCAACTCCGATCAGAATCGGTGAGTGATAGTAAACACCCGGATTTAGGACTCTCTTGGAAGCTTCGTAGACCTGTTCGGCTGGAATGAATTGCCGCATGCCGCTTCGAGGTTCCTGGCCTTTGACACGAACTCGGAAGAAGTCAGAGTCTTCGCCGTAATCTTCTTCCCATTGTTTGATCTGAGCTTGATCAGCCTTCTTGGCTGTTCGGGCATCGATTTCATAAGTTTTCCAGCGATGCCGATAGCGATGGAAGCATTCGAAGAAGCGGCCGGTGTTCCTGGTAGGATTCCCGAAGACAATCCAAATGGCGCCCTTGGTGGTCATGGCGCCCTCGGTTGTTTCCC